TTCGTGTCCACGGTAGGGCGGGACGAGACGGTGATCCGCGCATATATCCGCAGCCAGGAAGAAGAAGACCGCCGATTGGATCAGATGAAGCTTGGAGATTGATCGGCCACCGATAAGGTGGCCAACAGAAATCTGGGGCCGCGTTAGCGACCCCACATAGCCGCTTTGAGCGGCTCACAAACTAAAGCCCCCGGCTCTGCCGGGGGATAATTACTCGGGTGCAGCATCGCCGTCCGACTTGTGGGTGAGCGAAAGGTTCAAGGGACGCCGACGAATCAACGCGGCTCAGGTCCTGAGCTGGAGCGATAAATTCTTTCCAGAAAATGTATTGGTGCCTTGGGGAACTGATGTTATGTCAAGGTTCACCTTAGTCCCTTCGGCCAATGCCAGCGTTCCTGCCGGGACGAAGGATCCCGATCGCACGTCGCCGTCTGGGACCGTCAATGTTGCGACCGGATTTCCGTTTGCTTTGACTACCGCAGTGATATTGCCTCCAGACGGAGCCGAGTCCACGAAGGCCTGAATATCTCGCACGATTCGCACACGATCGATTGAAATGGAATTTGCAGCATCCCGCTCGATGGAGATGATTCCAGATGCCTGCAGAATTAGAGTGGCTCCTTCGAAGGTGCGCAACCCATTGCCTCCGTCGCGGATGAAGCACGTAGCATTTTCGGGCCCTGTGCCTTTTGTATTTGAGAGAAATAATTCAGCTCCAACCACGCGTCGGTTAGGGAAAAGGAACCGATACTGGAAATCGGTGTGCGCTGGGTTGGCGAAGAATCCCTCACCCAGAGGCACTGTGTGTAAATTCCTCTCGAGGACGACGCCACTAGTTCTGGCTAAATGGGCTGCGGCCGTTGAACCAGCCACTCCTCGGTCGATCCACCTTCCCGATCCATCTTTGGACAGTTCGTTAATGCAGATAATCTCAGATTCAACTTGAACATACGTGTTTTGCGCCAAGGACTGAGTGTCCGCCAGTGGGAGCGTCAAGCCGTCTGCCGCAAGCGGCGTCTGAAGCGAAAATGTCTCTATAGTTGAGGTCTCGTCAGTGGAGTAGGTGACCAGAATTGCTTCGCTCACAGTACTCGTTCCCGTCAGTGTCTCGGTCGTGACGCTACGTAGCAGAATCGTGCCGTCCGCAGGAGCCTCGATGAGACACGCGGGTTGCGGCGGCACACGGCTGTCCATCAGGCTTCCGGAGCCACCGACCAGTGTGTAGCGGGTGAGGAAAGATTGCTCCGCGGGCGCCTCCATCCCGTTGGCGGTGCATGATCTGCCAACGATCTGAATTGTGAGACCGGCACGGTTCGGCGCCTCCCAAGTGATCTGGTCGCTGTAGGACCTCCCCGCTAGGCGCCAACTCGAGTCCGCAATCGCCACGGTGTCGCCAACGGCCAGCACGGTGGGCAGCGGGTCGGTTGTTGTGAACGTGGTGTTCGTGTTGGCGGCGACTGTTGTCTGCCAGCCTTTCGAGCAGCCGGTAACGACGCTGAGTGCGCTTCCCGCAAACTGATCTGTTTCGTACTTGCCGTCGAGTACCTCAACCGAGTCATTCGACAGGCGTTCTATCGCGAGTTGGCCAGTCAACTCTGACCGCCAGTAGAAATCCACGTGATCGTATCTCGGGTCCGGCGGCCGCATCGGTGAGACTTCGCCTCCCTGGTCCGTCCAGGACGTCAGATTTGGAGCGATATCAGAAAGGTATAGTAGGTCGTACACGCTCTCGCCCCGATAAACGCGCAAGCCTGTCGCGCCCATTGGAGCAGTAAGTCCGTTGATACTAACCCCGAAGTCTGATTCCATGGCTCCCGTCAACACTTGTACCGTTTGAGAGAGCCGGGATTCTGCTCCTGCGCTGTCAACGGCGGTCACTGCATAATAAAGAGCTTTTGTAACCGGCCTCAGCGTACCGCCGGTCGCGATTGCTGCCGGTAGGTTGATCCCGGGTGCGGGCAACGATGCGACCTGCTGCCGTGGTGGACGGAACCGTACCACCAGTAACTCGTTTTCGCCCCCATCTGCTAGCGGGGCGGACGACTCCAGAATGTCCAGCATGTGACCGTTGTCCGCACTGTACGTGTAGCCGGCGATTGGCAAAGGGGTCCCGGAGTTGACTGCGGATGGCCATCCCGTGGAACTACTACTCACGGCTGTTCCCTGACCATACCAGCTGTCGTCATGCGTCTGCGCGAGCACCGATACGGTCTCGAAGTTTAATCCGGGACTGAGACGCAACACCCGAAATGGCGCCCGGGCTAGTTCGTAGTCACCGCTCGTCAGCGTGATTATGTCACCCGGTTGCATCCCAAGGCCCTTGACTGTCGTCGAGAATTCCGCGAACAAGTTGCCGTCCACGGTGCGAGCGAGTTCCTTAGAGAGAACCCTTTCAGCCTGCGATTGAGTAGGAATGCCAAGTCCTCTAAATATGCCAGGGATTTCACTGCCAGCCGTCACGACGTCGTCCAGATCAACCAGTGAGAGGCTACCGTTAACATAATCGTTGCGTGAGTCCTGGTATTCCACAGTTAAACGGTTCGACGTTTGGCTTGTCGGTTGGCAAAATAGACGTAGGTCAATGTCTCCCTGCTTGTTGGCCAGGATTGTGCAATCGCCCGTCGATCCATCGTTGGCTTCAAACGAGGGCCAACCGCCGTTCAGGGGCGAGGTTGCGTTGGAATGTGCCGCCTTCGCGGATTGTTGATCGCTGATGGTTCCTTCGACGAGGATGCTGATGTGGCCTTGTTCGTTAAGCCTGAGGAGCAGTTCCGCGCCTTGACGCAGCCCTCGCAGGATGTCGATAGATGACTTTCGATCGAGAAGCGCACAGTTGAATGCCGCGCGAACTTCAAAAAGCGCTGGTTCTTCTGTGGCCGGGACCTCAACTGCTTGGTCCATCAACCATGCTGCGTTCGCAAAACTGGGTATGTCCAATTCGCTGTCTTGCCACCCGCACCGCTTCAGCATATCTAGCAAAGCCCAGACCGGGTTCGAGGTGAAGAAACGCTCCAACGGTTCTCCCTGCTCGTCGTACCGCTGCAAGACCAAACCTTGCACTAGTACTTCAACGGTCGGAAGCGAGTTGGAGCTGACAAGTCCTGCTGGCACGTGGATGCTTACAACTGCCAAGCTCCCATGCGGATCACTTACTGGCTTGCCCAGGCTATCTGCAAAGTTGGGATCAAACGTTCCATTCCTGCTTCCGGTCGTCAGCACGTCGAACCAACCGGACGCCGACATATTCGTATCCGGCACGCCGAGCGGCAACTCGATCCCGTTCGCCCATAGCCGTGATATGCCTTGAATTGGTCCCGATCCTACCAACGCCTCGCAAATTAGGAAATTCCCGTCATTCCATGCCCAGATAACGGGAGTGGGATAGCGGACAGTCCCGTATGCGAGGGGCACTGCGTCGTTGGGCTTAGCTCTACCGTCCACCGCTTGCGACCAAAATCTCTGCGATGAGCCTGAACTTCGCACTAACGAAGTTGACGGCAGGAATTGAAATCCGCCGAACCTCGCTGTCGCCTGCCCGTGGGTGTCTTGCTGCCACATGCCATGCTCGACGCAGTCCGCCTTGGTTCCTGCGCAACCGCTGAACGGGTTTCCGCTCCCGTCCAGATTCCCGCAGCCGCCTGACTGGTCGGCCGAATATCCGCAAGGATAGAATCGGCTGTGCGTCCCTTTAGACGCGCCACTCACCGCCTCCGCTCGCTCTTCGGCATTCCGCGGGAATGACCATGGGCATAGCTCTTGGATGCGTGTTTGTGGGAGGGCCAGTCGTTGCAGGCTGAATCGACTGATGAAGTTGACTTTTCCCACAGTTGTCGTCAGTTCTTCGGGCGCATCGCCGATACCCGTGAAAACCGCTTCGGGTGTGGAAACGATCTGACCGCTCTCTGGGTCGAGGAACGCGAAGCACACCAGTAGTGTGCATCCTTTCAGGTTCTCGCTGTGATGCAAGTGCGTGATGTAGCCGTCGGTATTAGCCAGTACCACCGTCATTCGGTTGCCCCAGTCGGAGCCGTCGTCTGCTAGTAGTCCAATGCTGAATCCGCTGTTTTCCACCACGCGCGGAACATACACAATGGTTTGCCATGTCGCACTATGTGTGCTCCAGCGCTCTACTTTGCCGTCCACCAAAGTACAATCGAATAGCAATATGGGCGTCAGCAGCTCTTCTGCGTATTTGTGTTGATGAACCGGGACCATTTTTTCCTATTCTCCTAGCCTTGCCACCACTATGGCTTCCGTGGAGATGATTCCGCTCTCCTCGGAGCTAACCACGAGTAAATCGTCCTTAAATCTCGCTTTCGTGAACAACCCTTGTCTGACGTCGGACTTGCGGTACTCCGGAGAGCATGCGCCAAACTCGGCGTGAACGCCGCCCAGTTCAACCGAGCCACCCATCGGAATCGCCACCGCGAATACCACTTGATCCGTAGCGCCGCCGGGCACTGCTGTAAACTCGTACTCCTGCCACTGCCCGCTCACAGTGATGGTCCGTCTTTGCCCGCCGATCAACAGTCCTATCGTGCCTTGCGAACTGCTCTTCGCAGTCACAGACATGCTGTAGGCGAAGTTTGGTGAGCATCCTACGGCCTGTTGGACTAATCCCTCCGTCCCGCTGAGGTTCAGGATCTGCGCTGTTTGACAAACGCCTGCCTTCGGGATCGGACCGAGCGTAACTGCCAGCGCGTTGGTCTTAGCCCACGGAGCCTGAGTGGGATCTTCACTCCAGGCGAGAAGGTTCCTCAGCGGATCACAGAACCGGAAGCTGTGGTACGAGCCTCGCATATCTCGGTGAAACTGCTGTAGCGTTAGCGCTTCGGCCGCGGTCAACCCAGCAAATTTCAAACGCCACTCGACGCGTTCGCCCGTTGTTAGCGTCCTTAAATGCCAGTCGCCTCCTGGCGTTTTCAGCACAGCCTGCGCGGACGTCCACGTTCGCTGGATTGGGAGCTGGACACTGACCGTTCCTGAGACAAGCGGAAAGCTCGGCGTCACTGTGGCGCCTCCGCAATCAGGAATTGAATCTCGGACTGTGCCAAGCCATCCAGTCGATCAGTTACGGGTGCCGCGACGATCCGGCACACGTGGTATATGGTTCTGTCCAGTGGGTCGATGAACTCGAAGGGCGCCTGGAGGCGCAGTGTGTTCTGGGCAAATTCAAGAAACGCGGCCCTTTCGCTTTCTTCAAGAAGTCTGAGATTGATTGCCCACATGTGTCGCTGCGGTACCGCAAGATAGCGCTGCTCGGAACCGTCAGCGAACTGAAACGCGCGCGTTTGCCCTGCGGTCCCGCACACGTACGGGTATTGTTGGACCGCTCCTGTCGATAGTGTTGGCATGGAAATCATAAGCCATCCTGAAACTCACTCAGTACATCCGAGATCCCCCGTGATTCGCTCAGGCTGCGCCTTAAGGCGGATAACAGCGCCTGTCGGTCTTCAAACTGGGGTGTCGAACCACCGCTGTAAGACGTAACGGTAACTCCAGTCGAAGTGCGTTGATTCAGGGACGCGTTTCCGACTGTCAATGGATGGCTAGTAGCTCCGGTTAACGCCGCGGCACTCTCATTGAGACTCTGCGTTCCGCTCCCTGTCTCCGGCGAAATGCTCTCGACGATGCGGAATGTTTGACGGCTCGTTGTCCGGTATCTGGTCGTTTGGGCGCTCGAGCTTCCTCCACCGAACAGACTGAGAATCGACTTCACCGTGCTGGCAATTGGAGAAATCAACCATGCATTGCCGGCGCTGCTGCTGCCGCTTGAGGCTTTCTTCGATGATCTGGCATAGGCCGTCGCTTCTAGTTGTCTGGGTAATGATCGTGGCGTCCCGCTCGTTCCAGATGTTTTGGATCCCTTCGGGATTGCCAGGTGGATGCTGTTTGTTCCCCCCCACCCGCCAGTCTGCCCATTCGATCCTAGAAGTCTACGGAGATAAGCTTGTACCTGCGTGCGAGCCTGCGCGTTCTTCACTCCCTTGTTTGTTCCCACGGTCCGCGGCCTCCTTCCGTCGTTTCCGGCCAGCTTTCGTTTCGCACTAATTTACGGAGCCCGCTGGGGCCCGCATCAGCGGAGCGTGATTCATGCTCCTCGATCAGTCGCGCCTCGTTCGCCAGAACAGTCATAGCTTCCAGGTCTTTTACCCACCACTCCGCTGACATTCTCACGATGCCGCTTTTCCACATTGCGAATAGTTCCAGCCACATGGCGGGAACTCCACCGATCCTGCTCATGGGACACTGGTCGGCCACCGCACCGCCGCCGCTCCATACGATCGGTCGCTCCCGTGTGGGACCTATGCCCAGCCACCCGCAATTTCGCTTCGTCTCCAGCCCTTGCTTCCTGCACGTGCCGCAATCCCATCCGGCTGGAGCCTCCCGATGGAAATGGAATGCGACGATCAGTTTTTTCGTTCGTCCTCTTTGAGTGAACTCTCATCTGCGATGGCTTCGGCGATTTCGTGGGCGAGACTTTCGGGCCCGCTCTCGATTAGGCTCTCCACGGTCGCCGGTTGCCCGTCGATGCTTAGTCCCTTGATCTCGAGCAACGCTGTCCGGATCACCATCTCGTCGATGTGTGCTTGCAGTTCTGCCGCTGAGATCTCGCTGCCTGCTTCTTCAGGTGCCGCCCGATGGAAAGCCTCCTCTGACGCCGTGCCCTTGAGCTCTTGCATGAGCCGGTGCCGTCGGATCAGTGACATCCGAAGCACGCGGAATTGCACTCCCGGCCACACTAGTGACTCTCGCCAGATTGCGCTCTCGTACATCACGGGCACGTTCGTGCCCTCATCCGAACGCAAAGTAGATCTCGTCATCGCCCGTCCCCTGTGCTCTCGAACTTGCGAAGCTCCATAACAACCTCGTTTCGCCATCGTCGAAATGTGGCACCTGAGGTACGAATGTCTTTATATGAATCGCCGCCATCGCTCCTGGCTGATCCCCAAGTTGGATGGTCAGTGGGATGGGCGTCTCCGTCTGCGCGGCTTGATACAACTCTGAGAAGACACCCTGGTCGGTGCTGTAAACCTCGAACTGCACGTCCACTTCCCGTTCTCCCGGAGAGAGAGCAAGCGGATAGTTCGATCCAAACTCGAAGTTTCGTGTTTGAAGATTGTTCTTTACGCGAATCTGCGCTTTCGTCAGCGTCAGCACTTGCGTCTGCGAGTTTCCCAGCCAAACCTGTCCAAGGTGGCCTGGCACCGGCGCCCAGGTTTCCGCCTCCAATACCGGTTCTGGTGGAAACATTGCTAAAGCCCCCGCTGTGGGTTGGAATGAAACGCTGTCGACGTGTTCTGCTGCCGGGCCCCGGAACACGAGTCGATGCTCCGTTCCATCCACATGGATTTCCATTTCATCGACGCCCGCACCGCGCACGATCCGCTGCACTGTCTCGCTAGGATCCCAGTAGTCGAAAAGGCATACGCTTGGTAGGCTTTTGGCTGGTGAATATGCGACAGCGGGGAATACGGCCGTGGTGCCGTTCGTTTTGGTAAAGGGTGCGCATACCCGGACACTCGTCGTGCTAGGCACGCTCTCGACGAAGCGAAGTTCACCGTTCACATTGACGGCGCTGCCTTCACTCATCCCATGTGGGGCGGGGAAGTCCAACTGCAGACCTCCCCCGCTCACCGTGGCTGGCTGAGCCAACGTCTGTTGCGGCGCGCCGCCCAACGCTGCCTGCACCATTTGCCCCGCCGCCGGTGGCAGAGTGCCCGCGTCTTGGGCCATTAGGTTCGTCTCAAACTCGTAGCCGGACACTTTCCGGGGCGTGCCGGGCGTTCCCAGGAAGGTTCTGGTTCCCGTTTTGTCCCGTCTCTTAGCGGTCATCTTCTGTGTTGCAATCGCCAGACGCACGCCCGGAAGGCGGTGCGAGGCCGTGATGGTTGGAACCGCCCCGTAGTTGCTCTCCAGCGCTGCGTAGTATCGGTTATTATTCGAAAGAACGTAATTTGCCATCTTTCTTGCTCCCCTCGTTTCTCCTTACGACTTGCCCCGAGTTCTGCTGCTCGCCCACACGTAATCCTGGTCCTTGTGCGCGGCATAGAAATCGTCTCCTTCGCGTCGGGACACCATAAATGCTGCGGTCGGAGATAACGCAGGTGCGGCGCCCTCGTCCGTTCGAAGCGGCCTATCCGCGACGTCTCCGGGTATAAGGTGTTGCCTCAGCGTTCCCAACTCAACAGGCACTTCACTCGCGCGCTCTGTTGGTAGTGCAGTCCGCCCTTTTTTACTGCATCGATCTCTGCCTGGTACCCCGGTTTGAGCACCATGCCTCCGCCGAGATTCCCACTGTTCCGGTCGAATACGTCGCTGACGGCATCCGCAGTCGACTGCAACGTATCTGTCAGCCCTTCCAGTTTGTCCTGAGAATTTGTAACCTCGACGACCACCCGGTAGGTTCCCGAAAACTGGCGGAACTTCACATTCCCGTCATTCAGAATCTGATCGCAGTAGATCCGGCAGATTGGGTACACGACCTTCTGCTGCTTCTCTTCCAAATCCTGTGGTGCGTGGCTCACTATTGCCACCGGCGCCGCCGTTAGCGGTGCAAGCGCCAAGTAGTTAGTCAGACTTGCAGTCAGTCCTGTTGCCGCATTCAACAGGCTTGCCGCCTTTTCCAGTACCTGTGTTGTCGGTGTTGACATCGCTATCCTCTCGGCAGGATTCGGCGCTGCCTCACTCGTCCATCTGGCGTCTGGCCGTCCCCGGCTTGTTGTCCCGCCGACAAACCGCTATCAGGCAATGTCCATCCAGCGGTTGCGTCCAGTGTGTCGCCGTTTTGCTTCCGCAATGGCCCCTCGCTATTGGATACATACACATTCCAACGATCGCCTTCGCTCAGTCCGTTGGCCGACACAGTGCATCCATTGCTGGCTGGCGCTTGTACGGCGGTCAACTCTGACAGCGCGCTCTCGCGCCCTGCTGTGTCCACCCGTGATGTGGCGATCGAATAGGCCGTAGCCGGCTGAACTCCTGCGATTACGTTCACTACCGGTGCGCCTGGCTTCCGAACTGGATTGCCCACGTATGGCACGCCAGCCAGGAAGTATTCGGTCTTCCGCTGGGCAGCATCCTGGGCGTAGGCTCTCCACTTTTTTTCGAACCGATCGTTTGCCTGGCTGAAGGACGCATCCCGGTACAACATCGCCAGCACGTTCGCCAGATGCCACCTTTTCAGTTGCTCGTCGACCACAGCGTTCTGTCCAGATAACGCAGATTCCCATCGCAGGTATGCGTCCACTCGATCTGTGATCCACGCCTCGGACAGCGACATCTTCGCCGCCAGGTCGATATCTTCCTCGGCGGCGACTGTTGTTGCGCTCCGGTCGTATGCCTGCAGATTATCCACTTCGCACCATGAGCCGTCCAAAAGCAGAGCCACGTTGCGCCTCCTATTTCCCGCTCTTGACTGGAGCCGACTTTCCTATCTCGCTCGTTACCAGCTGCACCTGTATTCTCGACGCCGTCTTCGAGCGCTGGAACTCTTCACGCTGATGCGATTCCTCCGTACGGAATTCTTCCTCCTCAGCGGGTTCCGCCCGCCTGGCGCGCCCGTCCAGAATGAGTTGGCACGCGTTCCGTCGCGGCACTTCGGTGATTACTCCCTCTTTGCCGCCATCCCCAGATTCCACGCTCACCACCAGTACGTGGGCTTCTGGCATCTTTGCTTCAAGCTCGTGCAGCTTTTTGTAGTACTGCCTCAGATCCATCTCAGTGCTCCCTTCGGCTTCTGTTGAAAATGGGAGAGGCGGCTCTTCTGCCGCCTCTCCGCAATTGGCGGCTCTTGCACCGCCTCTCCGCAATCGGCGGCTCTTGCACCGCCTGTCTTCGCAAATCAAAGCTGTGCTCGACGCTGCAATCGCCCGGCAGGTAAGAACCCGTTGTGACACAGCGCTCCTATCGCCCGGCTCACACGCTTTGCATCCTGATCCTGTGCTGTGGCTGCCCGGCCCTTTAGAGCCACCCGGTAACCCTCAGGTCGGTGCACTTCAATCCAGCGCTGCTCAACTGGTCTACCCGATCAAAGGAACGTCGTCCACTCTGCGATTCTTCAGCCCGGAAGATGAAAGCGATCGGCCCAATCCATGAGCAGTTGGGCATTTCGCATTCAAAGGCAGGCCCCGAATTGGGGCGACAGAATCGGCACTTTCAAGTGAACACCTCGGCTGCTAGCTCCGAACCTGGACCGCGTGGGTGTTGCGCAAAACGCCGCAACCGTACAGAATGTCCACCGTGAATTGCTGTGCCAGCGTGTTCGGCTGGTAGCTCATCAGCACGCGCATGCCGAAGTTGCCAAGCTCAGCGTAGTCGGCGATGGCACCGGTCCCGGGCAGCGGTTTCGGCAAACGGCGGACGGCTAAGCCGATGGCCTGTCGCGAGAACGCGAGATTGTTGCTCGTGACCGGATTGCCCGTCTTTGGGACGAATTGCGACCGGTAAACGTAGAAGTCCTTCAGTCTGCCGACTGCTCCGCTCTGGATCGCCTGCGCCGGCTCGCCGATTGCGTACGCTTCGGTGAAGCGTTCGATCTGGCGCAATTCCGAATAACCGGCAGCGTCGACCACCAGGAACTTCGGCTCGGCGGTCGGCACCTTCGCATTGAACAACGATGTCTCTGCCTGGTCGATCACGGCCTCTGTCAGCGCCGTGCCGCCCGTGCCCAGAGGAGCGTTGTAGGTGAACTGGCTGTAAAGATTCAGTAGGTCGGATTCAACTCGCTCGGCCAGGGCCACCATCGCCGGCTGCATGTACATCTTCAGAAGCCCCGGCACAGCCAACGCCTTCGTGACGTCAGGAATAATGAACGTGGCTTCCGCGTGCGTGTTCAGCACGATCTGCGCGTTCCCCAAAGTGGGGTTTTGTGCCTGAACCGAGCCGCCCTCGGCAATGTTGTTCGCCGTCATCACAGGCGGAATCGGCACGTTCACCGTGTCGCCCGCGTTGGCCAACACCGCTTCGTAGTCCCGCGTAACCAGGTTGCCCATCACCAGGTTTCCCATCAAGGCCGGTAGCGCATCAGCTGCTACCAGTTTCACAATCGCACTCGCCAGGTTGGCGGAAGTAATCGTGGCCATTTATTTCTCCCTTTTGATCTCGTCTCAACTCGACTGGACCGTTCAGGTCCTGCCCTATTCGCCCTTCCAGGCCTGCAGCGCGACCTGGGCGATTTGCTCTCGTACCCGCTGCAACTCTTCGGGGCTCATCCCTGGCCGGATAGATTCCAGCTCGATGCTCGACCCGCCGCTGTGGCGCGGTGTCGTCGTCATCCCCGATCCGCCGGCGATTCGCGCCGGAAGAAACTCCGGATTATCCTGAACGAACTTTGCCAGGTAATCCTTTGCCGTAAGCTCGCCCTCGGCAGTTTTGGCTACCAGGGCCCCCTCCGCTGTTCTCTGTATGTCGTCTTTCACCGCCTTGTGCGCCAAGTCGATCTTCGTCACCCCGAGTCGCTGCAACTCGGAGCGGATCTGCACACTGCGGTCACTCGCTTCCGCAATTTGTTTCGCCTTCTGGTTTTCCTCAACCAGTTGGTTGACCTGCCGCTCGAGCTGTTCGCGCCGTTTCCGCTCTTCCAGCAATTCGGCTTTGTATGCGGGCTCGGCCTTGCGGCGCTCCGTCGTCAGGAACTCCTCAATGACGTTCCGGATCATTCCACGCACGTCCTGCTCCGTGTTTGGCTCTTGCCGGACACTCTGCTCTTCCATGTGATCCATAGCTCCCCTTTGTCGCTTTGTTACTCGTGAACTTCAGCCCAGGCACTTAGCCTCGGCCACTCGTAATCTGTCTCTACGAAGCCGCGCCGTTGTGACGGAGCCACGACCGTCAGGGAGTGGTGGCATCCGCCGGACGAATCCAACCCGTCCAGCCCCTGCAGTCACCCTTGTGACATAAGCAAAGACAAGCTTCGGGCCATACGACTTGAAAGTGGCCACCTCTCAACACCAACCGCTTCAGATTTTCGAGAACCGTTCTAGTGTCTTCTCCACAGTGCTTGTGGCGCACGCTTCAGCGTGCCGTGCCGGCATTCCTGCCGGCATGCGAAAGACTCCTTGATCGTCGTAACAAGTCTCGTGAAAGACCGCTCGATTGCCTTCCCCCGGAAGTGTCGTAGGCACAACTCCTGCCCGCGCGCAGAAAAGTCGCCTGCGCCGCCTTCACACCCTCACTTGCTAACCCGCAGCGATGCGTCAATCTCGTCCGCAATCCGGCCCTTGATCTCCTGTCGCACGTCGCACAGGTACTTCGCCGCCAGTTTCTTCAGCACTTGCGCCCGAAACGTCTGCGACTCAATCCCCAGACTGAGCAGCTTTTCAGCGTCTACCAATTCGCTGCTGAAGTCGCCGATGTCGAACTCGTCCAAACCCGTGACGTCGATTTGAACCGCGTCTTCGCGCGCTCCGGAGATCATCCGCAAAATCTTCTTCAGGGTGTCTTTGACCCGGTCGCCGAAGCCGCGCAGCACTTCTTGGGTGATCTGGTAATCTCGCTGCTTGCTCAGTCCCGTCAACTGTGTGTTGCTAGATTGCGAACTGAGCGCCTGGTTCAGCACGTAGCACACGCGGTAGATCTCCTCTTTTAGACGGTCGATGTTCTGCATCGCGACTTCGTAGACGTGCCCCTCCGGCTCCGTCCACCCGAACTTGTCCTGGGGGCCAAGTTGCAAGTAGTAGCTCTCGCCCACGCACTCCTGCCACTCTCGGTCGCTGTATACCACCGGCATCGCGAACAAGCCCATCGTTAACGCCCATCCGAGCGCGTTCGACTTGTTGAAGTGTTCGAGTTGCAGCGACGCGGCCTTGTTCATTAGCCACATTCCGTCGCCGAAGTTGAACTCCACGACAGGTACCACTTTCAGCTTTGCCAGTCCGTGCAACCCCTGCTTCACCAGCTCGACCGGGCCCGCGTGTCCACCACGTTCAATTTGGTCATAGATCTGAAACTCTTCCCGCCCGTAATAAACCCATCGCCGCTTGTTTACCCATTCGCCCGCCTCCGGCTCGTCCACGCGCCGTTCTGTCTTTAGTACTACCCAATCGAACTCGCCCCGCTCGTTCCGCTGCCAGTTCACCAGGCTCTCGGCCGGGTATTCGCAGAGATACGCCCGGCTCAATCCGAGCTTGTCTTCCTCTGCCCGGTTCTTCGCTTTCCGCCCAAGGTCGGGGAAGTCGATCACGATGTAACTGCGTCCGGAAACCAGGGCTTCGACGGTCTGCCTGCGGAAGAAATCGCTCAGTGTCGATCCGCGTAGATCGCAATCGTCCGCAAACTCGCCATAGAACTGGCGCGCTCGATCGTCTTGCCCATCAAAGGTGAGTGTCGGTTCGCGCCGGAATAGTGTCGCGGCGTACCAATCGATGATCGACCCGACGTAGTTCTCGTAGAACGCCCGGTTCGTACGCTCCAGAAATACGTCGCTGGGCTCGCGAAGCCGCGGAATCAGGTACTGCGCTGCACGTGAGGTGAACTGTTCTCCCCCGGCATACATGTCGCGGTACTTCGGCCAAACTGCGTTCAGCGCGACGTATTCAGGATGCTCTTTTCGGACGTCGATCATCTTTCTTTCCTCGCCTTCTTCGGCTCTTAGCTAATGTGGGGCGGCTCTCCAGAGCCGCTTGGGGCCTTCGGGCCCCGCCAGTTTTGCTTGTTTGAACAATCCCTCGCATCGCCCCTCGAAGGACAGCCGGCTATTCCTTTTCCGTGAAACAGCCGGCCGCCCCCTCTCACCTCATTCGTCTCCATCACATCCCGTCACAAGAAATTGTCTTAATGAACGGTCAAAGAATTGCTCTTCCTCGCTCTCCATTGGTCCGTCCGCGTCCACCGAACTCCTGCCAAATCAGGTAACCGAGCGCGTCCGATAAGTGGGTTCGTTTCGGATCGTTGTCTTTATCGATGTCCAACGAATCTCTCGCAAAGCTCACTTCGTCGAAGTCCGCGACCAACTCTTTGCAGCGCGGATCCACAAGCACTGTCGTCTCGCCGTCGGCAGCCTTCAGCTTTCCGTTCACCAGCCGCACTCTCATCTGCACGCTCGGGTTCGATCTCGGAATCCGGTATTGCACCGTGTGCTCCCCGTGTTCCGCGAAAAAATCCTTTAGCATGTTGTAGTCGCTCGTTCCCGACGTTTGCATGTGGAACGCCGACGCGTCGGCATACACCACCAAGCCTCGCGCCCACTTCGAATACCTCTTCACGAACTCTTCGCAAGCGTCCAATGTGCTCGCCCGGCCCAGCACGATCTCGTCCAAAACTCTCACCGTGCTGCCATCTCTCTGCGCGATGATTGAGCTCATCGGGTTCACGTTGAAGTCCAGCGCCCATAACAGCGGCAACTGCGGGTCGCACTTTTGTTCCCGCACGCTCGCGTTTCTGTCGAACGCGTGGTACACCAACCCGCTTTTTGGGTTCAGGTACTCGCCCAGAACCTCTTGCTTGTAGAACGCTTCGTCGTAGCTCGTCTTCAGCCGGTCGTAAAAGTCCGGCACTTTATCCAGCAGGTACCGGTTCTCGTTCGCCTGCGCCAACACGCACCCATAACCATCTGTCGTTCCCCGGATAAACCGCCGGTACACCCAGTCGAACCCTTTGGGCGTCCACACCCCATACCCGCACAGCCTCGTCGCTTCTGGATCGCGCAGCCTTGCTTCCAGCCGGATCCAAGCCGCTTCGTGCGTATAGGTCAACTCGTCTATGCCGAACCAGGCGAGGTTCGTGCCGCGCAGACGCTCGTAGTCGTCCATCGACCTGAACAGGATCTTCGAACCCGTGTCCTCTAGCGTCAACGTGTTCTCTGCCTTATTCATGTCGAACGGAATCGTATTCTCTTCGAGTACCGCCAGCATCGACATCAACGTCGCATCCCTCAACATCGGATAGGTCGGCGCACCGATTAGTCCCATGCGCCCGGCGTTGAGATAAGAAAGCTTGATCGCCTCCTGGCACAGCGCCTGGCTTTTACCCGAACCGACAGGTCCGGAGAATCCCTTGAATCGCGCATCCAACTTGTGAAATCGCCCCTGCGAAAGCAGCGGGCTATACCGGATCCCGCGCCTCATTCCGGCCGGTCCTCAATCCACTGCACGGTTACCTTGTGATCTTTCAGTGGATTCATCTCCCTGTGCAGTTGCATCAGCCGGATCAGGTCCGCCGGCGTGATCTTGAAGGTTCCCTGCGCCGCCTGTGATTCCGCCAACCCAAGCAGCCTATTCACCAACCGCTTTTTTCCTGCCTCAGTAAGCGGCTTCACCGCATTGCCGCATTCGTTGCAGTTCCTCTCACTGTTGCTTCTGCTCGTCTCGCTGGCGGCATCCTGCGATGGCAGATTCTCTTCGTTCTGGGCAGCCGCTCCAAATCCGTTGGTCGAGATGCCTTGCCACCGTTCTCCGTTGCGCTCCTTTGCCCCCGCCTGCGAGATTTCACGCCCGCACTTTCTGTTGGCTGCATCTTTCTCTTGGACCACTTGGTTTGGAGACTTACCCGCTATCGCCGCAGCCAAGCCTCGAATCTTGAGCTTGCTTTTCTTGCCTCTGTCCTTCGCCGCTTCCGCTCCGGGCCTTACGCTCGCTTTCTTCTTCGCACCCTTGAGTTGTTTGTCCGTCGTTGCAGTCATCTCTCCGCGCCCCCCGCACAT